ATAAAGAAGAAATGGGCGCGAAATTTTTGCTGGAAAGTTTTGTTTGATGGGCCGTAAGGCTGATGATCCCACAACCCAGGCGGCCAAGGGCTTCCCCTCGCGCCGCCGGTCGAAGACCGAGCGCGCCATCGCCGAGGCCGAACGGCTGGCCAAACTGCTGGCCGATGCGCCGGCGGATCCCGTGGGCGCACCGAGCCTCCTGGCCGACGCCCGCATGGCCCCGGCGCTCCAGGTGTGGAAGGATTACGCGCCGCAACTGCGCAATAATAATTTGTTGGACGCCACCGACCGCCATACCTTCGCGGTGTTCTGTGTCTTCATGGCCGACTTCGCCGCCGCCAACGAGGAGATCCTGCTCAAGGGATATTCGGTGAACGTCAAGACGGTCTCGGGCGATAAGATGCCGCGCGACAACCCGGCGGTGTCGAGGCGCGAGATCGCCGTCAAGTTCATCCTCGAGCTCTCCAAGCGCTTCGGGCTGACGCCGCTCGACCGCTACCAGCTGATGAAGGACCAGGCCCATCAAAATGCGCCGGGCCCGCTTTTCAGGCCCCGGCCCGACGAAACACCGGACGAAGCTCCGGCACCCGCCGACGAGGACGTGGTGGGCCTGCTCTCCAAGCTCGATTCGGCCCCGCCCGGAACGCCAGTCAACTGATCCCATGACATGGAGGGCCTGACCCAAGCCGTGGCGTTGCCGGTCCCCGCCATGCCGCCGCCGCCCGACTGGATCGCCACGAGCGGCTATGCCTGGGCCGCCAGCGCCTGGAACCGGGCCTCGCGGGTGCCTGGCGCCTGGTTCGACGAAGGGAAGGCCGACGCCATCGTGGCGCTATGGCCCAATCTCATCGTCCACACCGATGACCGCTTCGCCGGCAGGCCCTTCTGGCTCAATGGCTGGGAACAGATCGTCATCAAGCTTTTTTTCGGCTGGAAGGTGCCGGTCGATACGATCGACGAGACGACCGGCCGCCCCAAGACCATCCAGGTCAGGCAGTTTCGCAAACTGCTGATCTGGCTCGCCCGCAAGAACGGCAAGAGCGAATTCATCGCCGGCATCTCGCTGATCGTCTTCATCGTCGAGGGCGTCTATGGCGGCCAGGGCTTCGCCTTCGCGCTCAACGAAGCGCAAGGCCGCATGGTCTTCGACAAGATGGCGGCGATGATCCAGCTGTCGCCGCGCCTCCAGAAGAAGGTGGTCTGCTTCAAGAAGAGCCTATGGGTCGCCCAGATCAAGTCCTCGTTCCAGCTGCTCTCGGGCAAGGCCGAGGGCAAGCATGGCCGCTCGCCTACGGTGATCGCCGGCGACGAGATGCACGAATGGACCGACGGCACGCTCGAGCTGTCGAATTCGCTCCGCCAGGGCACCGGCGCCAGGCTCGAGCCCGTCGAGCTCTATGCCTCGACGGCGGGGCTCAAGACGGCGCGCACCGGCTATGGCCTCTGGGAACAGACGATGGCCATCGTCGACGGCCGGATCGAGGAGCCGACGACGCTCGCCGTGGTCTTCGCCGCAGATCAAGACGACGACTGGGCCGACGAGAAAGTCTGGCCCAAGGCCAACCCCACCTTTCCGGTATCGCCCACCCTGCAGTTCCTGCGGACGGAAGCGGCACTGGCCAAGGAGTCGCCGCGGGCCGAAGCGCATTTCCGGCGCTATCACCTCAACCAGTGGGTCGACCAGGCGGTGCGCTGGCTCGACCGCAAGAGGTGGGAGGCCTGTGCCCCTGATTCCGAAGCCTGGACTCTCCGCTTCGAGGCCATGAAGGGCCGCAAATGTTATGTGGCCTTAGACGCTTCGGCGACGCAGGATATCACGGCATTGCTCGCGCTGTTTCCGCCGGTCGATGAAGGCGAGCCGCTGAAGCTGCTCTGCCGCTTCTTTGTGCCGGAAGAGACGATCCCGCTCAGGGCGCGGCGCGACCGGGTGCTCTATGACGACTGGGCGAAGACGGGGGCCTTGACCGCCACGCCGGGCGACGTCGTCGACCAGGACTTCATGAAGAAGGCGATCGAGGAATGGCTCAAGAACTTTGAAGTCGTGAAGATCGGCCGCGATCCCTGGAACACCATCAAGCTGGTGACCGACCTCCAGAAGGATGGCGTCAATCCGGAGCTCATCGTCGATCTCCGCCAGGGCCATCGGACGCTGGGCGAGCCGTCGAAGGAATTCGAGCGCCTGGTCCTGGCCGGCAAGCTGGATCACGGCGGCCATCCGGTGCTCGGCTGGATGGCTGGCCATGTGGCGGTGCGTTTCGACGAGAACATGAATTTCGTGCCCGACAAGAAGCATTCGGCCGACAAGATAGACGGGATTCAGGCAGCCGTGATGACAGTCGCATTGTGGATGGCCGAAGGCGGCAAATCGGAATTCCTGACCGAAGCCCAGATTCTCGCCCGGGCCGGAGACGTGATGTGAGCGTGATCTCCTGGGTCTCCGGGTTTTTCAAGCGCTCGAGCGTCAATCCCATGCACCCCGGCGACCCGGCATTGGCGTCGATGTTCGGCTTCGGCTCGATCTCGGCCTCGGGGGCCTCGGTCACCGCCGACTCGTCAATGCGGGTGGCCGCCGTCTATGCCTGCGTCAGGGTTCTCGCCCAGGCGGTGGCGCAGTCGCCCCTGCATCTCTATCGCACCATGCCGAACGGCGGCTTCGCCAGGGCCACCGATCATCCTCTCTATGAGCTCCTGCATCTGAAGCCCAATGACTGGCAGACCAGTTTCGAATGGCGGGAATCGAGCGTCGCCCATTGTGCGCTTCGGGGCGATGCCTATTCGCGAATTTTTCTGAACGCCGCCGGCCAGATCGAGAAGCTGGTGCCGCTCCATCCTGATCGCGTCTGGCCTTTCCTCGCCGCCAACGGCCGCATCGCGTTCCGCCATCTGCCGGTGAAAGGCGGCACCGAGTATCTTCTCGATTCGGAAGTGCTGCGCCTTCCGGGCCTCTCCTTCGACCCGACAGGCCGCTCGCTCTCGCCCATCGAACTGCACCGCAACACCATCGGAAATTCCATGGTCTCGACCGAATACCAGGGGCGCCTGTGGGCCAATTCGGCGGTGCCCAAGGGCGGTATCAAGACGCCGGTGCCGCTTGGCGACGAAGCGATCAAGGCGTTGCGCAAGAACTGGAACGACCGCCATAGCGGGCCAGACAATGCCGGCCAGATCGCCATTTTGCATGGCGGCCTCGAGTGGGTCAATATCGGCATGACGAATGACGATGCCCAGTATGTCGAGCTGATGCAGCTTTCGATCTCCGATATCGCCCGCATCTTCGGCGTCCAGCCCCACAAGATCGGCGATCTCTCGAAGGCCACCTTCTCGAACATCGAGCAGCAGTCGATCGAGTTCGTGACCGATACGCTCCGGCCCTGGGTCGATCGCTGGGAAGACCGGATGACCATCTCGCTGCTATCGCCCGCCGAACGCCGGACCATGAAGGTCGAGTTCGATCTCAACGGCCTGTTGCGCGGCGACAGCGCGGCCCGGGCCGCCCTTTACCGGACGCTGTTCGCGATCGGGGCGCTCAAGCCCAACGATGCCTGCCGCCTCGAAGGCCTCGATCCGCTCGAAGGCGAGGCCGCCGAGAAAACCTACGTGCAGATCAACATGGCGCCGCTCGACCAGTTGCTCGACGTGCTGATGAAGGCGCCGGTCAGGCCGCAAACCACGGGGATTCCGAACGATGGAACGTAGACTCTCGACACTTGATCTTGAAATTCGTAGCCTCGACGGCACGCCCGACAAGCCTGTGATCGCCGGATATGCGGCGGTGTTCAACCAGTTGAGCGATGATCTAGGCGGCTTCCGCGAGAAGATAGCACCCGGCGCCTTCACCAAATCGCTCGGCAACGACGTGAGGGCGCTGTTCAATCACGATTCGAACCTCATCCTGGGCCGCACCAAGTCGAAAACGTTACGGCTTTCCGAGGACCCGAAGGGACTGGCGATAGAGATCGATCCGCCCGACACGGAAGCGGCCCGCGACCTCCTCACGTCGATCAAGCGCGGCGACGTTTCCCAGATGAGCTTCGGCTTCTTCACGCGCTCCGATATCTGGGAGGATATCGGGGGCAAGATCGTCCGTACCCTGATCGATGTCGATCTCTTCGACGTCAGCCCCGTCACCTTTCCCTCATTCCCGCAAACCGCCGTCGCCGTCCGGGCACTCGCCGACTTCCGCAGCCGCCAACACTCCGATCCGGGCCTCCTGGCCCGCATGAAAATGCTGGGCCTTCTGGCCGGCATCTAGCCGGGTTCCAATCCCGCTACCGCTCAACCGAGACAGAAAGGATCAAACACGATGTCTCATCGTCTGAAAGAGCTGCGCGAAGGGCGCGCCAAGATCGTCGCAGACATGCGCGAGATCCTGGATGCCGCCACCGCCGAGAAGCGTTCGCCTACGCCCGAGGAGAACACCAAATACGAGGAGATGTTCGCCAAGACGGAGGAAGCCCGGAAGGCCATCGACCTCGAAACCCGCCAGATCGAGCTCGACCGCGAAACGGCGCGGACCAGCGACGAGGAACAGCGGGCCAGGAAGCCCGACGGCAAAACGTCGCACCCGGCGTCCGAACTCCCCATGAAGGGCTTCCGCTCCTGGCTCAAAGGCGCCAATTCCGGCGAGGGCATGGCCGAATTCCGGGCGCTTTCGGTTGGAACCGACACCGAGGGCGGCTACACGGTGACGCCCGAGCAATTCGTCCAGCAACTGATCAAGGCCGTCGACAACGAGGTGTTCATTCGGCGGCGCGCAACCGTAATCCCGGTGCCGACGGCGACTTCGCTGGGTTGTCCCACTCTTGCGGCCGACCCCGATGACGCCGATTGGACCACGGAACTCCAGACCGGTTCCGAAGACAGCAGCATGGCCTTCGGCAAGCGGGTGTTGATGCCGCACCCCTTCGCCAAGCGCATCAAGGTCTCCAACGACCTGCTGCGCAAGTCGCTGATCCCCGTCGAGAACCTCGTGACCCAGCGTCTCGCCTACAAGTTTGGTGTCACCGAGGAGAAGGGTTTCATGACGGGTTCTGGCGTCGCAAGGCCCCTCGGCGTCTTCACCGCCTCGCCCGACGGCATTCCGACGACGCGCGATGTCTCGACCGACAACACGACGACGGCCATTCGCTTCGACGGACTGATCAACGCCAAATACAGCGTCAAGGCTCAATATTGGAAGAAGGCCAGCTGGATCTTCCATCGCGACGCCGTGAAGATGGTCTCCAAGCTCAAGGATGGCGACGGGGCATATCTCTGGCGTCCCTCGACGCGCGAGCGCGAGCCCGATACCGTCCTGGGCCACCCCCTGGATATCTCGGAATATGCGCCCTCGACCTTCACCACCGGCCTCTATGTCGGGCTGTTCGGCGACATGAGCTTCTACTGGATCGCCGATGCCATGAACATGCAGATGCAGCGGCTCTCGGAGCTCTATGCCGAAACCAACCAGGTGGGCTTCATCGGCCGCCAGGAAGTGGACGGCATGCCGGTCTTGGGCGAAGCGTTCGCCCGCGTCACGCTGGCGTAACGAGCCACATGGGCCGCCGTGACGAACGGCGGCCCCATCCTCCTCATCAAGGGAAACCAGGACCATGTCCCAGCTTACCAACCGGGTAAAAACCACCCTTTGCAAAACCGCCGTGGCGGCGGGCACGACCGACATCACCGATGCCACGGCCATCGACATGACGGGTTTCGAGGGGGTGCGGTTCATCTACTCCTTCGGCGCCATCACTTCGGGCTCGGTGAGTTCGGTGGCGGCGGCGGGCCTCGATACCAGCTCGCCGACGCCCGGCACCGACGATCTGGCGGGCACCAAGATCGCGGTGGCCGATACCGCCGACGACACGCTCTTCATCCTCGACATCTACAAGCCCCGCCAGCGCTATATCCGGCCCTTCGTCAAGCGCGCCACCCAGAACGCCGTCTTGAACTCGATCGTCGCTGAGCAGTATGGCCATGCGGGGCTTCTCCCCATCACCAAGGATGCGACGGTGACCGGCCAGGAGCTCTGGGTCAGCCCGGCGGCCGGCACGGCTTAAGCGAAGGGGGCCGGGGCGGCGTGTCCCGGCCTTTGCTCTCCAATCAGCAAAGGATGTGGCCATGGCCGATGCAACTTATCAAAGCAAAATCCGCCGCGAGTCCGGCGGCGACAAGATCGGCGTGGCCTCGGGCGGCGAAGTCGATTTCGAATCGGGCGCGGCGCTCAAGATCGCCGGCAGCGACCGCACGGCGGCCCTGGCAACGGCGACCGCGGGCGTCGCCGCCGGCTATAAGGTCGCTCGCGGCGAGGCGGCGCTTGATGGCAGCAATCCGACGCCGATCACCACGGGCCTCACGACTTGCATCGCGGCCGTCGCCACCCTCAAGGGCTCGGCGGCGCCGGGCGATAATACGTCGGTCCTCACCTGCCTCATCGGCACGGCGGATTTCGACGTCTATGCCTGGAAGAATACCGGCGGCACCGACCCGACGCTGGTCGCCTCGACCGGCACGGAATCCTTCTACTGGATCGCGATCGGAACCTGACCATGAAGGTCAAGCTCAAAGAGCCGATTTCCGGCATCGCGGGATCCTTCGAGGCCGGCGCCTCGCCCGACCTGCCCGACGCCATGGCGAAGGCCCTGGTCGAGGGCGGCCACGCCGAAGCCGTGGCTGGGGAAGAGGTAATCCCGGCGAGGGAAGAGGTGATCCCGGACTCGGAAATGATCGCTGTGCCCGAGAACGCCATGCGCTCGCCGCCCAAGTCACGGCGCCACGGCCGCTGACATGCTGAAGCCGGTCCGCACGGTGGCGCCGGCCACCGATACGCTGCTGCCGCTCGACGCTGTCAAGGCGCAGCTGAACGTGCTGTTCGACGACGACGATCCGCTGATCCGGGCCTTGACCGAAGCGGCGATCGCCCGGGCCGATGCCTGCTCCGGCACATTGGGCCGGGCTCTTCTGACCCAGAGCTGGAAAGCCACATTCAGGGACTTTCTGTGTCAGGGACGGTGGTATTATGACGGCTCGCCGATCCTCCGGCTGCCGCTGGGCGATCTGATCGCCCTCACCTCGGTCAAATATTACGACACGAACAACGCCCAGCAGACGCTCGCCGTCACCGTCTATCAGGCCTTCAGCGACGAGTCCGGCCCCTTCGTGGCGCTCAAGCCCTTACAGCAATGGCCGAGTATCTACGCCCGCGCCGATGCGGTCGAGGTCATCTGGCAGGCGGGCTATGGGCCGACCGCCGCCGATGTTCCGGCCGACCTGCGTCATGGCCTCCTGATGCTCATCGCCTACTGGTACGAAAACCGCGAGACGGCGAGCCTCAGCCAGCTGACGCTTTCCGAAATGCCCTTCGCCACCACGGCCCTTCTCGAAAAATACCGCGTCACCCGTTTCTGAACAGGAGAAAGTCATGAAACTCTTCCACCGACTCTTCCACCGACTCTTCGCCGGTCTTGCTTTCGCCGCCGCGATCGCCACGATCGCCTATGCCGCCACCACCCTCAATTCGAGCGACGTTCGCTTGCGTTTCTCGGCCAACCAGGTGAGCTCCAACAATATCAGCTCGCCCGCCTTCACGCCGGTCGTCGACAAGCTCCTGCAATTCGCCAACGGCACAGGTGCGGGCCAGTATGACGTGCTCTTCGTCGACAAGCGGACGCTTGCCGCCTCGGGCAGCGAAGATCTCGACTTGACCGGCACGGCGCTGAAGAGCGCCTTCAATGCCAATATCGCCAATGCCGAGATCGTCGGCGTCCTGGTCTTCGCGGAAACCGCCAACACCAACGACGTGGTGGTGGGCGGTGCCTCCGCCAACGGCTGGTTTGGCATGTTTGGCGCCGCGAACGACGTGGTTAATGTGAAGCCCGGCGGCTTCTTCGCCGATGTCGCCTATGACGCGAGCGGGCTGGGCGCGGTCACCGCCGCCACTGCCGATCTCCTGCATATCGCCAACTCGTCGTCTGGCACGACCGTTACTTATACGATCGTCATTCTCGGCCGCTCTGCTTAGTTGATGGGCTGATGAGCCGATGCCCTGGGCCGCCTTCGAGTCTCCATGGCTCTGGCGGCCCGTTTGCTACCGGGGCCACTTCGCGGTTGCCTATGAACCGGGACACGTCGTGTTGCTGGTGAGGGAAGCGGCGGTCCGGGCCTTCGCTGAAGGCGTGGCGCGCCCCGCCACGGAAGAGGAAATCGAATATGCCCGGCGCCGGCGAGAAACATGAGCTGTTGCAGTTCCAGAAGCGGGTCGCCGCCGCCGACGACGGCTATGGCAACCGCGAAACGGCCTTCGCCATGCAGTTCCTCGCCAAGGGCCGGGTCAGGCCGCTCAAGGGTTCGGAACAGGTGATCGCGGCCAGGCTCACGGGTGTTCAGCCGGTCATTATCACCATCCGCTCTTGCGCCGCGGCCCGTGCCGTGACGGCGGGATGGCGGGTGGAGAACGACCGGACGGGCGTAATTTACAATATCCGCTCGCTCGCCAATTTCGACGAAAAGAATCGCGAGATCGATTTCCTCGCCGAAACGGGAGTTCCCACCTGATGGTCAAGATCGAGGGATTGGCGGCGCTCAATCGAAAGTTCCGCGCCATGCCGGTCGAGGTGCGGCGCGCCATCGAAAAATCGGTGCCGGCCGCCGGTGCCGAACTGGCGGGCATGGTGAAGCGGCTCGCCCCCACCGACAAGGGAAATTTACGCGACTCGGTCAGGGTGGAGCCGGAGCCGGGGGCGGAAGGGTTCGGCGTCCTGGTGATCGCCGGCGGAACGCCTGCCACCAAGCGGGAGGTGCGCCAGAGTTCCGGCGTCGTTCTCGACGAGGCCTTGATGGTGGAAGATGGCACGAAGCCCCATCGCAACAAGGGCCGCTTCGCCGGCAGCTGGAATCCCGGCGTGAAGGCGAGGCCGTTCTTTTTTCCGGCCTATCGCGCCCTCAAAAAATTGCTGCGCGGACGCATGTCGCGCGCCATGTCGGAGGCCATCAAGAAGGTGGCGCGAAGCTGATGGGCGTCGAGGAAGCGGTTCACAAGGCCGTCCATGACATCCTGGCCCTGCCGCAAACGGCGCTCTATGTCCTGGTGGGGGGCCGCGTCTTCGACCGGGTGCCCGATCCGCCGCCCGGTTATCCCTATATCGCCATCGGCGCCATCGAGGTACTCGACGACAGCAATACCTGTTCCGACGCCAGCGATGTCCATGTGACCCTCCATGTCTGGTCGAATGCGGTGGGCACCATCGAGGCCAAACGCATCGGGGCCCTGGTCCGGGCGGCCCTGGCCCCCGCCGATAATCTGGCGTTCGACGGCTTCACCACCAGCGTCTCGGCGTTCGGCGCTTCGGTCTACCGGCCGGGCGCCGATCCCCTGCTGACCGAAGGCGTTCTCACCTTCAATTATCTCGTCGATCCACAATAGGAGACTTATCATGGTAACGCCGGTCAATTCCGTCAATGGCACCAAACTGCTCATCCGCCTGGGCGACGGCGCGACGCCCGAAACCTTCACCCACCACTGCGTGATCAATACCAATCGCGGCATCGAATTCACCTCGAGTCCGATCGAGACGCTGATTCCCAATTGTCCTCCAGACGATGATGAACCGGGATGGGTGTCGCGTGAGGTCGATGGCCTGTCGTGTTCCATCCCGGTTGCCGGAATGCTCGACACCCGGTCCTACAAACCGTTCCGCGACTGGTTTCTCTCGGGCAATTCGCGAAACATTCAGGTAGAGCTGGTGGCGTCGGGCGCCGATGGCGGCGGTCACTGGTTTGGCGCCGCGATCATCTCGGGCCATAAGCTCGAAGCGGCGGGCAACAAGAACAAGGTGACGTTCGAAGGCACCTTGATGTCGGATGGCGCCTGGGCCTGGGTCGACACGGCATGAGCCGCCATGGCGAAATCACCCTGGGCTGGGGCGACGGTGATTACCGCTTTCGCCTGGGCTACGGCCAGCTCCGGCAATTGCAGGAGGCGTGCGACGCGGGGCCCGCCTGGATCGCCAACCGGCTGCGCGGCGACCAATGGCGGGTCGAGGATGTGCGCGAGACGCTGCGGCTCGGGCTGATCGGCGGCGGCATGGCCCAGGGCGAAGCCCTCGACAAGGTCAGGAAGTTTGTCGAGGAAGATTCCAGCTACGCCGCGAACTGTATCCCTGCCTGGGCGGTGCTGCAGGCGGCGATCCTCGGTCCGATCGACGAGAAATCCCTGGGAAAAGCGATGCGGGCGCGGAAGGTGAAGGCGGAGCGCTCGCCAAGGGAAAAATCGCCTTCGCAAGTCTCTACGGCAGCGGCGCCGTGATGGGCTTCACCCCGGCTGAGGTCGACGCCATGTCCTTATGGGAATTTTCGGCCTCGATCGAGGGCTGGAACAAAGCCCGTGGCGACGGCAAACCCCTGCCGCCAAGCGAAGAAGAATATGACGAAATCATATCGAGGATGATTCACTGATGGCCCGGACGCAGGAAGATCTGACCCGCCTCGTGGTGTCGCTTGAAGCCCGCATGGATCAATACAACAAGGCCATGGCCAGGGCCGAAGGCGTCACCAACAAGAGCGCTTCGGCCATCGAGAGGCGTTTCCAGAAAACCGAACAAGCGCTCAAGGGTTTCGGCAAGAACTTCTTTTCCGGCCTGAACGTGGGCGCCATTCTCGGCACGGTGACGGCGGCGGGCATCGCCGATTTTGCCAAGCAGGCGGTCCGGCATCTGGCCGAGATCAAGGTCTCCGCCGAGAAGGCCGGGGTTTCGATCGCCGATTTCCAGAAGCTTACCTTCGCCGGGATCGGCACCGGCACCGAGGCGTCCGGCATCGTCGCCATCATGGAGGATTTTAACAAGAAGCTGGGGGAGGCTGCCACCAAGGGCGGCGATCTCAAGAAACTTTTCGATGCCAATGGCATTGCGATCCGCAACAGCAATGGGGCGGTGCGCGACAACGTCGAGCTGCTGGCGCAAGCCGCCGATCTGGTGAAGAATGCAGGCAGTGCCGAGGAAGCCCAGCTGATCACGGTGATGGCGCTGGGCCGCGGCGGCGCCGATGCCGTGGCCTTCCTGAAGCAGGGCGGCGATGAAATCCGCAAGAGCATGGGGGCCGCCGAGGGCGCGGGCGCGGTGATCCGAACAAACCTAGTGCTGGCGGCCGATGAATTTGCCGTCCGCTGGGCGAAAAGCATTGCGGGATGGAAGGACCAGGCGATAGGGGCCGCGGCAGAAATCGCTCTCCAGTTCGAGGCGGCCTTCACGCATGTCAATGACATGATGCTGGTCCAACTCAGGAATCGGGCTGACGAGCTCCGCAAATCGATTGCGTTTTTGCAATCGTCGCCGATCGACAATTTCTTCGCGGTGGGAGTGGGCAGCCAGGAAAATATGAAGAGGCAGCTTGGCGAAGTCGAGGCACGCATCCGTTCATTGGGCGGGACTCCATCGCAGGAGAATGCGGCACTCGCGGCTCCCAGCGTCACCAAGCAGATCGCCGATGTCAATGCGCAGCGTGCCATGCTGGCGGCCCAGATCGCCGCCATGCGCGAAAGCGGCAACGACAATAACCTGGCGGTCACCCAGGCTCAGCTTGACGATTTGAACGCGGAAGTGGTGGTTCTCGAGGGCCGCCTCAAGATGTTGACCGGCGGCGTCGACCGCCATGCCGCCGCCGCCCATCCGATGGCGACGGTGGTTCCCGTCCAGCCCGCCGATGACGAGAAAGCGGCGGAGAAATCCGCCATCAAGACGGCCCACGACCTCGCCGAGGAAAAGCTCAAACTGGCGGAAGCGACCGAGGTGCTGTTCACCGCGACGCGGCGCGAGATATCCGCGATGCTGGCCGAGGCGGCGCTGCGCGGCAAGTCGATCTATGACATCCAGCGCCAGAAAAAGCAGCAGGACCTCCTCAACCAGCTTGAGGACGAGCACCGCCAGCATGGAGGTGCTGTGACGCCGCAGGAAATCTCGACGGTCAATGCCCTCGCCGCCGCCTATGGCCGGGTGGCCCAGGCGATCGCCGATAACGCCCGCGAAATCGCAGCCCTCAAAGGGGTGACCGACACGGCCTTCCAGGGCATGGAAAATGCCATCGACAGTTTCATCGATACCGGCAAGTTTTCATTCAAGGAGATGGTGGCCTCGATCCTCAAGGATGAGGCGAAGCTCGCCGTGCACAATCTACTCGACACGGTGGAAAACGGCACGCCGGGCACCGGCAACACCGGCCTCATGGGTTTACTGACCAAGCTGTTGCCGGCGCTCCCAAGTCTTCCGGCCGCCGCCGTCACACCCGTCCCGGTCAGCGGCGACCGCCATGCCGCCGTCGCTGCCACCGTGGCGCCGGTGGCTTCCGCCGATCTCGTGGCATCGGGCTCCGCGGCATCGCGTGCCTTCTTCGACCTGGTCGGAAAGGCCGAAGGGACCGACAAGGGCCGGGGCTATAACGAGACCCTGGGCTATGGCGCCTATACCGGAGGCCCGCGCAACCTCACGTCGATGTCCCTCGACCAGATTCGCGAGCTTCAGGACAAGATGCTGGCCAATCCGGCCAACACCTTCAATTCCTCGGCGGTGGGGCGCTACCAGATCACTGGACAAACTCTCGACAGCCTCAAGCAACAACTGGGGCTCAAGGGCAACGAGCTTTTCGATCCCGCCATGCAGGACCGGCTGGCCACCACCCTGATGCAGCAGCGGGGGCCCGATACCGGCGGTCTCCGGAACGAATGGCAGGGCCTCAATAATGTTGCCTCGCCGGACATCCTCGCGGCCTATCAGGAGCAGATCGCGAGCTCGGGCAAGACACTCGCCACTTCGCTCACCCAGGTTTCCAAGACCGCGGCGACAAGCGCCGATGGCTTCGCCACGTCCTTCGGCCCGGCGCTCGCGCAGATTATCGGCGCCATCGGCGGACCCAACGCGGGTGCCGCCGCAGGCGCCGCTAGCGGTATTCTCCCACAACTCCTCGGCCTGATCTTCGGCGGCGGCGGTGCATCGCTCTATGCGGGCGGTGGATCGATCGATGGACCGGGCACCGGCACGTCGGACAGCATCGTGGCCCGGGTCTCCAAGGGGGAATTCATCGTCAACGCCGATTCGACGAAGCGCCATCGCGGCCTGTTGGAGGCAATCAACAATGGCCATCCGTTTCCACGTTTCGCCGATGGTGGATCGGTCGATGGGCCGGGCAATACCGGCCTTGCCGCTCTTGCGCCGCTCCGTATGCCCACCATGCCGCAACTTACAGGGATGGGCTCTTCCCGCCAGCATATGGCAGTTTCGGTCTCGATCGACGCGAGCCCCCTTCTTCTCGCCACCACCGATGCGAGGGCCTCGCGGATCGCCAGGACCGGCGATGCCGGAACGCTCCGCACCGCCAACCGGCAAGGCCCGTCGCGCATCGCCAAGTTCAACCAGCTCGGCACCTGAATGGCGACGATCCCTTCGGCGCTCACCTGGCCCACTACCCTGGAGCGCGAGCGCTCGCTCCGCTGGAGCCCGCGCTTCGGCAACGAGCATTCGCCGCCGACGCTCGATGGCTCGATCCAGGTGCGCAACATCAATGGCGGGGGCTTGTGGGAAGCGGCCTTCGGCACCGAACAGCTGCGGGGCCGCGAACAGCTCCTCGCCTGGCAGGCCATGGAGGTCAGCGCGCAAGGCGGCCTTCAGCCCATCGATGTGCCACTGCTGCTCTGCCGCCAAAGGCCGCGGCCCGCCAATTTGACGGCGATCGTGGTGACGGCGGTGGGTGCTCTGGCGGCCCGCGATATGGCGGCCAGAGTCGATCTCGAGAATTCGGGCGAGCTCGCTGCCGGCATGCACTTCGCCGATTACGATGCCGCACTCTATGGCTGGCGGCTCTACCGGATCGACAGCGTGGCGGCCGTCGGCGGCCAGCCCACCCAGCGGGACATCACCTTCTGGCCGCCTCTGCGCTTCGCCATCGCCGACAATCACGCTCTTGAATTCGAGGCCCCGCGCTGCGTGATGAAGCTTGCGAAGTCCGATGACATGGACCTCGAGCTCGAGCTCAGGAAGCGCGGGTCGCCATCGGCAAGTTTCATCGAAGCGTTCTGAAGAGGAATAAGTTTCATGGCGGCCTATGTGAAATACGAGCCGTTCATCGGCAAGCTGATGAACAAGGAATTCGATCTCTTCGGCACCACCGACACGCTCAAAGTCGTCATTCACAGCGATGCGCCGGTGGTGGCGAGCGACGACGAACTGGCCGACCTCACGCAACTCACCGGCACCGGCTACACAGCAGGCGGCGGCGACAGCCAGAACGACAGCACGCGAACCGGCGGCACCGTCACCATGACGGGGGTCGATTTCGTGTGGACGGCGGGAGCCGGCGACTGGACCGCCGGGCGCTATATCAGCCTCTATGACGACACCGCGGCCGGCGATCCCTTGATCTGCTGCTGGGATTACGGATCGAATTTCACGCTGGGCAATGGTGAGACCTTCACGGTGGATTTCGGCGCCAACATTCTGAGCATATCGTGATGCAGATTGCCGCCTGTCCGCGCCGTCCGGTGGCGAAGCTGCCGCCTGGCCTGATCCCATCCAAGTTTTTCGAAACGCTGGAACAGAACCAGCAGATCGCCTCGTGCTGCCGCCATCCCGAACATCACGAGATCGAAGCGTTGCGCAGCAGCGCCGATGAGCCGCTGCCCGATATCTATGTCTTCCATTGCTCGTGCGGGCGCCAGCATCGACGCTTCATGATCGGCGGCGGCGACGAACGGCCGTTCTGGGACGTGCGCTAGCATAGGAGCCGCCCCATGGCCCTGACGATCACCGCCGATGGCGGCACCTATGCGGTAAGCGGGGCCGGTGCCTCGCTAATCCATGGCCGGCTGATCGCGGCGGCGGCGGGCAGCTATAGCATCGCGGGAACGGCGGCGGCTCTCGTCAAGGGTAAGCCGCTCAAGGCCAAGGGCGGCATCTATGCGGTGGCGGGGTCGATCGCCACGCTCCTCTACTCGGCCACCGCGTCGAGCCGCATCGTCTATAGCAACACCGAAAAGCTGATCCTCGAAGGTGGGGCCTGCCGCTATGCCGGGCTGATCAGGATCGCCACGCCAACCCCGGTCAGGCTTTGGACCGGGCCGGGCGACCTGCCGGTCGACAACTCGAATTTCGACGCCGACGGCGCGATCTACCAGGGCGCCGGGCGGCTGATCGGCTTGCCTGAGTTCCAGCGGCTGATCAACGGCATCGCCGAGCGGGTGAGCGTCACGCTGAACGGGGTGACCGACGACATGCGGGCGATCGTCTACGATCTCGCCGACGATGTGCATTTCGCCGCCGTCCGGCTGGGCCTCGTCATCTTCGACGATGCCTGGGCCCAGGTGGGGCCGGTGCGCTGGCTGAAGCGCGGACGCATCGACACGATCGAGACCGACAATCGCCCCGGCCCGGGAGCGACGCGGCTCAAATCGATCGAGCTTTCGGTTGGCAGTTTCTTCACCGGCCGCAAGGTGGGAGGCCAGGGAACATGGACCAACGCCGATCAGCAATCGCGGTCCGGTTCGAGTGACGACCGCTTCTGCGAACGGACGCCACTTCTCAACCATTGGGAGAAGTCATGGCCGAATCTTTGATGGAGCATGTCCTTACCGCCAAACCGCTTTGCACTTTGGCGGGACATGCTCGGATGCCCGAGGGCTGGTCCCACTATGCGGCGGAAAGCAACGGCCATGATTTCACCTGGGGACAATGGGACTGCATGCTCGACATCGCCGACTGGCTGAAGGTTTCGTCGGGGCTCGAGGCGAGTGCCAACTATCGTGGGCGCTATGACGATGCCGAGAGTTGCCGCGCGCTGTTTCGAAAGCAGGGCGGAATCGTCAAGGCGCTGCGGCACGACGCGGCGGCCATGGGGCTCGAGGAAACGCTGGAACCCCGGCCCGGCGATATCGGCCTGGTCAAGGCCTTCGGGGTCTTGGTCAAGCGCAAGCGCGCGGCGCTCTTCGCCATGGGGGGCATATTGATGCCCTCGGGGCGCTGGCGGGTGCGCGGGCTCGAAGGTCATATCGCCCACGCCTTTCCGGTGATCGTCGCGTGGGAGTTGCCATGCCGCCGCTGATCGCTGCCGCTTTGGTCGAAGCCGGAGTTTCCGCCACCGTCGCCGCCGTGGCCGGTGATGTGATCTTCTCAGCGGCCCTGGTCGGGTTGTCGCTGCTTTTCGCCCCCAAGGTGCCGGATCCCGACAAGACGAAAATTCCCATCCGCCAATCCATACCGCCGCGGCTTGGCATCATGGGAACGGCGCGGTCGGCCGGGGCCTATATGCTCTATTCGGCGAAGCCCTCGGGCGATCAATCGGTGGACGTGCTGGCGATGTGCGATGGCGAGTCCAACAGTTTCGAACGCCTCTATCTCCACAATGACGTGGTGATCCTCCAGGGTGACAATACCGTCGATGGACTGAACGATGGCCGTTACAGCAATCACAAGATCGCGCTTTATTTCCGCCACGGCGCCTCGCCAGAAACCTATTTTCCGCAAGCCAGCGCCGTGGTGCCGGGGTTGTGGACCGTGGATCATCGCGGCGATGGCATCACCTCGGTGGCGATGCTGTGCGGCGATGCAGGCGGCGATTCGCAAGCAAAGGTTTTCCCCAACGGCCTGCCCATCTTCTCGGCGGCGATCAATTCCAGACGAGTCTTCGATCCCCGCGACACCAGCCAGGACTGGGCCGACCCCTCGACCTGGAAGTTTGCCAACAACGACAACCCGATCCTCCAGGCTGTCACCTTCGCGGTGACATCGATCTCGCGCGGCGGCCTGGGCCTCGATTTCGAGGAATGTTTTCTCCCCGTCGTCGATGAGGTGGGCGGCCAGGCGGACATCTGCGACGAGGATATTCCACTGAAGGCCGGCGGCACCCACAAGCGCTATCGGGGTGGCGGGCTTTGGAGCTACGACGATCCGCCGGGCGACACACTTGCCGCCATCCTCGGCGCCTGCGACGGCTTCATGTGCGAGCGGGGCGACGGCGCCTTCACCATAAGGGCCGGACAGTTTGACGAAGACGACTGCGACATCACCTTCACCGACAAGCATATCGTCTCGCTGCATGTGCGGCGCTTCAAGCCCGACGAGGACGATATCACCGGGGTCATCGTCAAATATAATTCGCCGCCCCATGAATATTCGGTGATCGATGCGCCGGTATGGCCGCGCGATGCCTATCCCGACAGCGGCAACGACCGCCGGGTGCGCTCGGCTTCGATCATCTGGTGCCAGCACGGCATCCAGGCCCAGCGCCTGTCAAAACGCATCGCCGTCTATGAGATGGCGCAGGTGACCGCCACCATGGTGGTGACCATGCTGGGCGTCGCGGTGCTCGATCGGCGCTTCGCAAGAATTCAGTGTTCTGACGATCCGGCTCTTGCCGATGCAGTGATCAAGCTCGACGCGGTGCGTTATGACCTGGCCAAGGGGCTGCATGAGATCGATTTCCGGGTGATCGACCCAACCGTGCTCGATGCCTGGGATCCTGCGACCGAAGAGGGGCCCCTGCAGCCGGTGGTGACGGAACCGATCGGCGACGGGCCGGTGGCGCCCTCGGGTGTGGTGGCGGTGGCCGAACTCATCGCCTCCAATACGCGGATCATCCTGGTCTTCGACGATCCCAATCTCGATACCTCCAACGAGAGTTACAATGTGCATTACCGCATCCATGATGTCGGCGACGGCACGCCGGGCGGGTGGAGCGCAGAGCTCGGATATTCGGGCTCGGCGGTCGAGAAAATCGGCGACACGATCAGGCTGACCGTCAATAGCGTCGCCCCCGCCGATCTCGATTTCGAGGTCAGGAACGGCAAGCATGGGACCTCCGACTGGTCGACGCCGCCGTCGGAAGTCGATGCGACGGCGCCGGCGCCTGGAAGACCCACGAGTTTCACCGGCGGGCTGGTTGGCTCCGATGTGCATCTCGCATGGACCGCGCCCAACTCGGCCAACATGGATCACGCCAGGGTCTATCGCGGGTTGACCGGCTCGAGCTTCGCCCTCGCCAGTGATGTTTCTGGGGCGGTCGCCGGAGCGGCACTAGCCACCATGAGCTTCATCGACGGGACGCCGCCATCGGCCACCTACGACTATTGGGTGGTAGCCCAAAGTGCCGCCGGCATGACTTCAACCTTCGCAGGGCCACAGACGGTCACCGTGCCATGATCACCGACAGCGATATCATCATCATCCAGGGCGAGAACGATCCGCCGGATATCCGGCAATATCTCGTCAACGACATTCCCGACACCCAGGAGCCCGTGCCCGCCGACCTCTTCGATTTCACCGGTTCGACGGTCTATCTCACCATAACCGACAAGGGCCAGACATTGATCGCCAAGAACACGACCGCCGATGCCGCATCGATCGCGGTCGATGCCGGAACGGCCAAGGTCACATGGACTCCGACGCTGGCCGAGACGCGGGCCCTGCCGGTCGGGCGTCTGGCGCGCTTTGGCTATGAATGGCGAAACGGCGCGCAACAGGGTGCGCTGAGCAGCGGCTTCGTCAATGTGAAGGTTTCCCCCAACAGTGACTGATCCCCGCTACATCCGCGTCTTTTCGCCGGGCCAGCCGCGCGTGGTGAGGCAGCTCATCCGCGGGCCCCAAGGACCGCCCGGCGCCATCGGCAATCTGTTTGCCGTCACAGTTGGCGCGATTGCCTTGCTCACCGATGTCGGCGGCCATGTTGACAATGACGACAATGCCCCCTTCATCCAAGAGGCGATTGACGAAATTCCGGAGTTGATCGTCCCCGAAGGAACGTTTCATTCGAGCGAAATTGTCATTCCGGGCAACAGGACGCTGCGTGGTCTCAACGCAAATTGCATCCTCAAAGAGCTAGGCTCAATGGACGAGGAGGCATGGTTCATAAAGAACGCCAACGTCGATGAGACCTCGGCGGCGCGTCTTGACGCCAATATCTGGGTCAAGAACCTGACGATCGATGGAAGCCTCAGGACTTGGACTCCGTGGCTGTCCAAACTCGACAAGACACCGATTACCGATCCCGAGGCCGATTATGTGCCGATCACGGGAGCCCTTGGCTCTGGCCTCACCCCCACTATCTTCGGCGCGGTCACGATTGTGGGCGGCATCATCACCAATATCGCGGTCAGCGTTCCCGGCAGCAATTTCGGCGGCCATCCGGTCTATCCGTATCTGGACGCAACGGTGGGGCTTGAGATTTTCGGCGACGGCGAGGATTGCTCAGCTCATGGCAGGATCGTCGGCGGCCAACTGACAAGCGTCAATATTGACGACGGCGGCCGGAATTATACGGTGGTCACCGGCATTCGCGAGCGCGGGGGCTATGCCGATATCCATCTGCTGGCCGATCCATCGGTCAACAGGCGGAACCCAAACTACAACAGTCTCGGCTATGCCGTCATGATGAGGAAAGTTGATGGAGGCGGTGTATCCGGCGTTACCCTAGTGGATCACGGCAACGCCGGAATCGTCGATCTCGGCTGCAAAAATTTTCAAATTGTCGATAACAATCTCGTCCGTATCGGCAAGGTCGATCAGGACGCTTACTGCATTTGGTCGAGAAGCTACAAATCTCCAGACAGCGGCCATGTGGCCTACGCGCCAAGCGACAACGTTTATATCGCACGGAATAGCGGCACCGACCTTCGCCGCATGTTCGTCAATTTCAGCCCGGCGCAAGGCGGCATCTGCGAGGACAACGAACTGAATGGCGGGCAGGAAGCTGGCATCCGGGTGTCGGAGTGGCTCGCCTATAATGGTGGGCGGGGCATCATCCGCAACAACAAGCTCCGTAACATCATCGGCAACGACATCGAGGGCAACGGTATCTCTTGCAAGGGCGGATCGAAGCATCTCGAAATCTCAGGAAACACTATTCAGAACTGCGGGGGGCTGGCGCTGTCAATCTCGGGCGTCAAGCATCTTCACGTCCACCACAACAGGATCAAGGATATCGGCGTAAATGTGCCATATCCCTATGGGCCATTTTCGGAGGCATATGACTTCGGCCAGGGAACCGAGGCGCTGGCCGGGATGCCGCGGCCCTATACGACCATCCGCGTCATCGACATAGGTACACAATTCGGTATTGGCAATGACAACGTGAAGATCGAGGACAACACCTTCCTCGAAGCCCGCGCCGCCGGCGACCATCCTTCCCTCATAATTAAATGCGTCAGGTCGGGGGGCGCTAAACTTTCAAAGAATATTGCAATCCGCCGCAACTTCATCGACATTGATTTCGGGGCGATGGATTTCATTGATCGGTCGGACACGCTGGTGTTTCGCGACGAGGAAGACCTGGCGGTCTATGAGAACGTGCCTTACGAGCTGATCGGCTCCGGCTCCGGGCTCGGGCGCCATCCCATATACGTTCCTGCCTCGGAAATGAAGACGAGAATCACACAGGGCGCCTCGGCCTATACGGCGGAACTACCGACAAGCAAGGTCAATGTCAGCGGATGGTCCTATGCCGACGATGTCAGCATAGTGCGCCATGTCCAATTCGAGACCCGTATTCCGGCCAATTGGGACGGCAGCGATATCACGGCGCAATTCGACTGGCTCGCTCCGGCCGGCTCGGCGAATGATGGCGTCGTCTGGAGCATCCAGGCCGCTATCAGGAACGATGGAGACGCGCTGGATCAAGACTATGGAACCGGTGTGGTCGTCCCCGACTTGCTCATTGCGGCCAACAGACTTCAGCGCACCAGCGAGAGCCCGGAATTCACGCCATCCGGGACGTTGACGCCAGGCGGGCGCGGCTTCTTTCAGATCGACCGCAAAGTTGCCAGTGCCGATGATTTTCTTGCAGGAGCAGCAGTGCTCTTGGGCTGCACTCTCTGGTTCAACATCAACAAGCCCACTGAGGGCTGAGCAATCAAAGGAGCCTTGACCATGAAAAACCTCCGCATCTGGGCGGCGGCGCTGATCGGCGTCATCTTGGCCAGTCAGCCCGCGGCGGCCTTGCCGCCCTACGTTTGCAACACGGTGGCGACCGATTCCGCCGCAATATGTCAAACGGTGCAAGATCTCTATGCGGCCATGACTGCGGGATTACCTGCATCGCTTGGCGCCAAGACCATGGCGGCGTCCACGTCCGTGACGATCGCCACCGACGACGCGCGCATCGGCCCGGTCAATGAAACGGCGCCGGCGTCCGATACCGCTTCGTCCGGCCTCAATGGCCGAGAGCAGCGTATCGCGCAAAATTTAACCACGATCAATGGCAAGTTGCCGGCGCTCGGCCCCGCGACTTCTGCGCTTTCGATTCCGGTGACGACGCCATCCAACGACGCCTTCGGCCCCGTCGTTTCGGTCACCCGGACGAACGACACCAACGTCTATGCCGCCAATGATGTGATCGGCGCCGCCACGGGCTCGACCGCCGCGCTGACCTTCGCGGTGGCGCCCGGTGCCGGGCAGTGGATGATCACCTCGGCATCGCTTGAGATCGACGCCGCGGCGGTGATCTCGGGAGAGACCAGCTATAACCTCGATTGCTATTCTGTGACGCCGCCCTCGGCGCTTGGCGACAACGTGGCTTGGGACATTCCCTCGGGCGACCGGGCGAGCTTCCAAGGCATCGGTGAAATCCTCTTGGGCACGCCGGTCGATCGCGGCTCGACCCTCTATGTCGAGGCGAGCGGGATCAACAAGCAGATCACCACGGCGAGCGGAAACATCTTCTGCTACCTCGTGACGGTCGGCACCTATACGCCCACCGCGTCGCGCGTCTATGTCGTGACGCTTCATACCGTCCAGATGTAAGCAGCATGGACCGCCGCCAGTTAATCCGCGGTGCGGCCGCGCTCGCAGCCTATTCCGCGCTTCCCAGCGACGTCGAAGCCGCGTCGCGCAAGCTGGCGGTGGTGCTGGCCGGCGGCTGGTCGCCTTATCCCGGAGCCTCGCTCGACTGCGATTTCGTTCGCCGCAAGTATTTCTGGGCAGGCAGCCCGCATGCGGAAAGCGACTTTGCAACCTTCACCTCTCCGGTTTTCGGAACTCCAGGTGCTGCGGATGCGGGGCTCAACCCGTCATCGTCGACCAACATAACCCTGAGCTTTGCCGCGACGGGGCTTGCTTTCCCATTTACGCTTGCGGCGATCTTCTATCCGACGTCTAGCCCTGGGGGCGGGCGCAGCCTATGCTGCATCGATGGCGGTGATTCAACCACTGATGCGGCGCAGATCAACCAATCTAATTCGACCAATGTAGCGACGTTGGTTATCGTCGCGAGCGCAAATACTGTCAACGTAACAGGCACGGCAGCCATCGTGCCAAACGGCCAACGCGCCGCTATGGCTGCCAGCTTCCAGACCAACAACACCGTTTCGAGCGTGAACGGCGGGGTCAATGGGCTCTCAACCGATTCTTCCTGTGCAATGCCTACCGTGACGACGATCCGGTTCGCGCGAAGGTCCGGGGCTGGCGCTCAACCCTTGGCAGCCGTCCGCCGCATCATCGCCGTCGCCGGCGCCATGACCCAGGCCCAACTCGACGCGCTGACACTGGCGCTGCTGGCGGTCAAGTGATGAACGCCGCCCGCCCGCCAAGCCCCGACGTTCTCCTGACGATGCTATCTGAATTCCGAGCCGAGACAAACGACAAGCTCGACAGGCTCCGACTCGAGACAAACGACAAGCTCGACAGGCTCGACCGTGACGTGTCGCGGAACTATGTCACTCGCGCGGAGTGGGCGCTCGTCGTCGCTCAATTGGCGCCGCTCAGGACTGCCGTTTTCGGCTTCATAGGCGTTGTTCTGCTCGCCTTCATGGGTCTGCTGATCTACAAGGTGGGGTGGACCAAATGATTCTGCGCGCGCTCGTCGTGCTTATGATCGCCGCCATGGCTGGCATTGCCGTAATGCTCGAAGGCCTGGTCACCCAACAGCCACCATCGCCAAAGTCAACCCGCGCCGTGGAGACTCCAGTCGTAAAGCCGGGCGGAAATTTCGTCATCCATAATGGTCTTACCACGACAACTTCGTGCTCGGCTCTGATCTATCGCTCTATCTTCGATGCGTCGGGCACACGGATTTTTGCCGACTCGGAGTACAGACCTGGCTCCGGCACGCTGGGCGAAAACCGCTCCGCCGAAATACGGACCTTCTTGATCCCCTACTACGCAGCGCCGGGCCGGGCCGAATACAACGTTGTCGTCGAGTGGCAGTGCAATTTTATTCAGCGCCTTTGGCCGCAAGTGCGGGAACTGCCTGACCTGTATTTCGAGATCAGGCCATGAAGGGGCGGGGCTTTGATGCCTGAGTTCAATCCAGAACGTGCTGCATTCTGGTTGGTTGCCGCCACCGTCGGCGCCATCATGGCGTTGATCATGGAATATGTTACGGCCTGCATCGCCTGGCCAAGCTTAGCCTGCCCACAGGAAGGCCGGGTTGTCGATCTGGTGACGGCGGTACTGGCGAGCGCGATGGCCTTCGCAGCGGGGAGGATATCAAAGTGAAGAAGTGGATCATAGCCATGGGCTCACTCTCCGGCGCGCTGCTGGGCATCGTCGCACTCTTCACCTTCGGCGGCCAGGCACTCGCATGGCTCGACATAGCGCCGGTCCTTAGCCGCGACCTCAAACTCATGCAGGCCGAGACCATCAAGAACTTCGACAAGATCAACGACAACTTCAAAGTGGTGCAGGCCCAGATCGAGACGCTAACCACCGTGGCCGATCGCGCCGAATGGGGCACCCTCAATGCGAAGCTGCAACAGAACGGGACGCTGGAATTCCTGGAGCGGCAGCGCTACTGCTCGTTAAGCCGGGAGCTCGGATATACCGGGATTCCGATCTGCGGGATTTAAGCAAAGGAGAACTAGCCATGGTCGACGCTCTAATAGGATTATTTATCGTCGTCATCGTCGTCGGTATTGTCTATTATTTGCTGAAGCTGGTTATCAACCTGTTGCCCATTGAAGGCAACTTCAAGCAGATCGCCAACCTCTTGCTGCTGCTGATCTGCGTCCTCTTCATCCTGGCAAGGGCGTTGCCGTTGCTGGGCGTTCATGCCTTCTGATGCCGCCATGAAAGAGGACACCGGGCTGCACCTCGGGCTGATCGTCATCTGGATGCTCGTCGTCGCCGCCGTGATGGTGCTCATGGGCTGGATAATGCCAGTCCCGGCGAATGCTCAATCGGCCTGCACCGACCGGGCGCAACTTATGGCCGCCCTGGCTGAAAAGTATGGCGAGGCCGGCGTCATGACCGGCACCACCGCCAACGGCGAGCTCGCGGTGATGATGCTGAGCAATCCGAAAACCGGCACTTGGACTTTCTTGTATCTCAGGCCTGACGGGATGATGTGCATGGCGGCGTCGGGCAAAGACTACGCGGTGCGAGACTACGTGAAGCCACACGACAAGGGAATGTGAGACGATTCGCCTGCGCCCCCGAGTGCCGGCCACTTTAACCATTCACAAAAAGGCAAGCCTCATGGAAAATCACCGTTTCGGGTGGACGCCCGACACGCCGGATCAGCGCGACTTTCTCTTCAGGGTGCCGCGGCGATTCCAGGACACCGCCAAGCTGCCGGACGCCGTCGACCTCACACCCGCCATGCCGCCGGTCTATGACCAGGGAAACCTCGGGAGCTGCACGGCCAACGCCATCGGTGCGGCCTATGAATACCTCTCGATGAAGCAGGGCGACGACTTCATGCCGTCCAGGCTCTTCATCTACTACAACGAGCGCGTGATCGAAGGCTCCGTCGAGTCCGACTCTGGCGCCATGATCCGCGATGGCGTCAAGTCCGTCGCCAAGCAGGGCGTTGCCGACGAGAAGACCTGGCCCTACCTGATTTCCAAGTTCGACAGGAAGCCGCCGCCCACCGCCTACACGGAGGCCAAGGCCGAGAAGCTCACCCTCTATCAGCGGGTCTTCGGCATCGAGCCCCGCAACATCAACGAGCTGCGCTCCGTGCTGGCCGGCGGGTTGCCCGTGGTCTTCGGCTTTTCAGTTTATGAGTCCTTCGAAACGGCCACGGTTGCCAAGACGGGCAAGGTGCCGATGCCCAAGGCTGGCGAGAAAATGCTCGGCGGTCATGCCGTGCTGGCCGTGGGCTACAATCATCCGGCCAAGCGCATCATCTGCCGGAATTCCTGGGGAGCCGGCTGGGGGCTCGCCGGCTATTTCACCCTTCCCTACGCCTACCTCACTCGGCCCGATCTCTCGGACGACTTCTGGCAGATGGAGGCGGAGACGTGACCGCCGATGTGGTTTGGCATCTCCAAATCCTCGGCGTCGTCGGCATCTTCTGCGCTGCGCTCGCCGTCGGGATTTGGGTTTTGATGAAAGGATGATGGCGGAAACTGGTGGAGATGATGACATCGCAATCGTTTTTTGCCGAGGCAAGGAAGCTCACCGGCGCCCTTTCTCAAAGCCAAGTGGATGGCTTCAACATTTTGCTCGATGCCACGAGCGCCTTGAATGCGAGGCACCGGGCCTATGTTATGGCGACGGCCTGGCACGAGACCGCCCGGACGATGCAGCCTATCCCGGAGCGGGGCTCCAAGGCCTACTTCTCCAAGTACGATGCCTCGACCGCATTGGGCCGCCGCCTTGGCAATAGCCTGCCGGGCGATGGCTACCGTTTCCGCGGCCGCGGCTTCGTGCAGATCACCGGCCGCCGCAACTATAACCGCGCCTCCCGGGTGACGGGCGTCGACCTCCTGGCCAATCCCGACCTTGCCATGGATTCGGTGATCGCCGCGAAGATCATCGTCAGCGGCATGACCGAAGGCTGGTTTACCGGCAAGAAGCTCGCCGACTATGCAGACTATCTCGACATGCGCCGCGTCGTGAACGGCCGCGATCGCGCCGCCCTGATCGCCGGCTACGCGCAACACTTCGAGGCGGCGCTGACAAAACCGGCGCTCGACGGAATCGAGCAACAAGGAGAGAAGACCATGTTTGATGAAAAATTAGCTGCAAGTTTCGAGGCCAATTGGCAGGAAAGTCTTGCCAAGCAGGCACCGAAAGCCGCGAAGCCTGAGAATCATGACACAATGAAAGCGGCTCTTACGGCCGATCAGCATGCCGAGTTGGCGGCATTGCCGACTATCGGCGGCATCCAACAGACATTTTGCTCTGCATGGCCGAAGATCAAAGGCTTCCTCAAGTTTGCCGTGAGCATCGGAGGTTTTTTCTATCCCGGCATCGGCCCGCTCGTGACGGCTCTGATTAGCACCGTCGACTCTCAACTGGTGCCGCTGGTCTGTCCGACGCCAGAACCCTAATCCGGTTGCGCGGGCCCATACCCCTCCCGTCTTGACCGGCTCTCCGGCGCCGCCAGCTTAACAGCTGGCGGCGTTTTTTTGCGAATCTGTAAACCGTCCCGCCCGTCAGCCCTCAGTGGCTGACGGGCTTTTCGCTTTTGAGGTAACGGCCACCAGATCAAACTGCAGGGCCGGGGAGGGGAGTCGTTCGCCGCAAAGGGGATTGAGCCAGAGACTTTCGACTCTCGCCCGGGCGCCATCGGCATGGGCCGCCATGTCATGGCGCTGCCACCCTACCAGGGCTTCCTCATAGATCGGGTGGCGGTAGCCGGAGAGCGCCACCATGCCCTCGAGCTGGCCTGCAAACGCCAGCAACTCGCGATGATCGGCGTCCGTCATCTCATGGACGTAGCCGCCATAGCTGCGGTCATCGGGATTGCCGGGCGACCGGGTGTCCCAGACATAGGGAGGATCGAGATAGTGCAGGGTGGTGGGCCCGTCGTGATCGGCCATGACGCGCAGCCCGTCGCGATTCTCGATGATGACGCCCCGCAGCCGGTCGATGGTGGCGGCAAGTGCTGCCGGATAGTTGCGGCACTAGGTAGCAAGCGCAGGAAGCTTTCCGAGCGCCGTTCGGCCACTATAGGCCATGAACGAACCACAAGTTCTCCACACCCTTTCCGACAAACGCCGCGAGATCGAGGGCCACATCGGTTCCCTTGAGCGGGACTTGGAACAGGCGAGGCGCGACCTGTCAGCCATCCTAGCTGCAATCAAGGTGTTCTCAGCCGATGGCCCGCGCGTCACGGCCTACATGAACCTGGCCAAGCTGTTCCCCCGCCACGAGCTTCCCAAGCTGGCCAGAGTGGCGCTAGAGGCGTCACCGGCTGGCCTCTCCACAGTCGCCATTGCCGAGGCCGTCATGACCGCCAAGGGGCTCGATACAGGCGACCGGCACTTGCGCAAGGCTATCGCCTACAAGGCCGTACAGGTCATGATGGCGATTGAGGCGAAAGAAGTTCGGATTCTCTAGACGAACGACTTCTCGTCCAATCGGGATATTGCGGCGCCTCTGACCGAAAGGTACTTCTTGTGCGCAACAGATAGCGTTTTGTATTTTTGCACGATGATGCCGTCCACGAAAAATATTGAATTCTCAGGCAGTCTTATGTCTACCTCAAACTCGTGAGGGTCAATTTTCATCGGATTCGGGATTTCGTTGCTCCAAGGGGCAATTACCATGAAGCATTCGTTGATCAGACCTTGCCATCTCGAATAGTCATCCGACCATTGTTCAGCGCTGGAATAGACTCCTTGATCGGCCAGTAGCAGCCGCTTGGCAAGCGGTTCAATCTTGCCCATGATAGTTTTCAGTGTGGTCATAGCGGACCTTGCCCGCAATGCCGAAACCACCATGCTTTCGAATTCGGTCTGCCGATGCTTGATCGAATGGATTGAGGCTTGTGCGGCTTCAATTCTTTGGGAGAGTTCATTGCGGGTATCGGCCATCAATCCAATCGTTTGTTGAGGCACCGCCTCTAGTAGGCCGATACGTCCTTCTAGATCGGTCCATGCCTTTACGTTTTTGGCGTTATATTCTCGGTACAGTTTAAGTTCTTCCTCGATTTCCTGCGATGACTGCTGTTTGGAATCGACCTCATTGCCGGTTTGGAGTTCGATAGGACGAAAGACGCGCCAAGCGACAAGGCAAGCCGAAAGAACGAGCGCCACTACGAGAGAGGCTCCAATCCCAAGTAAAATGGCTTCTGGCCATGGCAGTGGGCCGAACCATGAAACCTCATGCCAAAGCCAAGTCATGGCCGCACCCAAGACGGCGATGCCGGTTGCCCAAGCCCCGATGCGGTCCAGCCCCCAGCCAATCCATGCGATATGCTTTTTGACCATTTCACCCACCATGCAGCAAAACCCGGTTGAGCGGGAGTCCGGCCTGTTCCGATCTTGAATAGTCGCATCCGGGTCTCTCCTACCCGGCACCGGCTTCAGCGCTTCCTGCGCTTGCTACCTAGTGCCGCAACGATGCAGCCGATTGGAAGCACGACCTGGCCGAAGAGACCCATCAGTTCGTCCGGCGCCTCGTCGTAGGTCGAGGCAATCTGATCGGCATGTCTGCCATAGAAGAGTTCCTCGGCGAAATCGATGGCGTCGCGATCGATCTTTTTCGCCGCATGAATGGCAATGGTCTGGCCGATCATAGAGGGGGCAGGTGCCCAGTTCCGCGTCTCATAGGGCTTGAGACCGGCGGCGATCAGCGAGGCCCATGGCTGCCAGAGCGAGATTGCCTTCATCGAAGAATCCCCGCGTATTGTTTGATCACCGGCTTGTTTTCCGTGCGGTCGAAAATTGTGGTGCTTGTGCAGCCGGGCGCCTGACGGATTGTCGTCGCGATCTCGTGTGCGCCTTCAAGCGTGTCGGACCATCCGATGACGGATGATTCAGGCTTGGGATAGCCGCGGCTGCGAACCTCGTAGCGTTGACCCCGGTCTCCGATGTTGGTGTGCGGCTGGCCGCCCGAATGGGTCATCCGAAGATATCCCTTCTCTCGGCGACGGCCAGGGCGGCATATTCCGATAGCGTCTCAGCCAGATCGACGATTTGCTCCTTAGTGAGTCCGATGAGTGCGCCAGCAATCATCGCAGCGCTCATGAGCCGGGAGAATGTTGCAACCGCATCGCTTGATTCCTCCTCATTTACATGGAGAAGCAAGGCGAGTGTCCTCTCGTCGATGGGGCGGAACTTAATCGTTGCTTTCATCGCGGGAATTCCTCGTGGATCATGACTTGCCCTTCTCGAAGGCCTTCTGCTCGAGCCTGGCGATCGCCAGGAGGGTGGGCTTGAGCTCGGGCGGTGCCGCGTCATAGCCCCGCCCATGGATGCCGTTGAGGCGCGGCAGCATGGCCCGCGGCATGAGCTGCCAATTGCCGGGGTCGCTGTTCGACTTGTCGCCGTCGAGGCTCTTGAGGCACATGCCTTTCGGCACCGGGCCGTTGGCCTTCTCCCACAAATATGTGTGCTTCTGGACATAGCGGCGCGCGAAGCCGGTATGCGGATTGACCTGGGCTACCGAGATCTCGACATAGCCATCCTTCGACAGCCGCTCGTGGCCCTCGAACTTGGTGTTGTGCGGCAGGTTGCCCTTCTTGAAGCGGTGGGCGGCGCTGTTGGCATTGAAGGGCATGGTGCGGCCCGTGTTGTGGGGGACGATGCCTTTCTCGAAACGGCCGCAGCGGCCGGTCAGCCAGCCCCGGCGCTTGCACAGCTCATTGAAAGTTCCGATCTTGACATCGCTGCGGCCGAAGCGGCGGCAGAACTCGGCGTGGGCTGGCGCGCGCGCCAGGGTGGCGTGGCGTTTGATCCAGGCGAGCTCCGTGGCGCTGTAAACGATGGGGATGCCCTTCATGGGGTCTTGTCCGCGATCGCCAGCATCTCCGGCAGCTTGGCGCGGCCGCTGTGGTCGGCGAGCAGATGGGCCGCCTTCAACTGCACGGCGGCGTTGGCGACGATCTGGCCCGAGAGTCCGACGATCGCCTCGGCCCTCGTCACCTCCTGGGCGATCTGTTCGGCGGAAAGGGTTTCGTCGGACAGCCGCTCGAGCTGGGCGAAAAGATGGTTGTTGAGATCGCTCAGGCGGTTTTTCATCACACCATCCGTTTTTCTTCGGCGAGCCATTGAGGCAGCGTCACGGTGTGGGTCTTTCCGTCCGTGTTCGGAGCAATTTCGATTTCGGCCAGCGGCAGCCAGACGGGTGCCCTGTCGCCATGGTCGACGAGTACCGCACGATCGGTCTGGTGGCGGAGGATGACGGTCACGTCGATGAGATCGTAGATGCTCATGCCTTGCTTTTCTCCGCAGCCCCTTCGTCCTTCAGCGCCACGCCCATATAGCAGTAGTACCGCCCGCCGTTCGGCCCCCGCTTCCTTCTCTTGGCGTAGCGCGCGCAAAGGCTGCGGCCGGGGGCGTTGACCGATTCGGGCGCCTGCATTTGCGCCTCGCACCATTTGCAATAGGACTGCCACAGAGACAGGAAGCTCGTGTCATGGCCGGGCAACTCGATGCAGCAATCCTGAATAAACAGGGACGTGCTGCCTTCATTCGCGCCGCCGGCGAAAATCTCGATAAGGCGCGGCGCCATTTCGGGAACGGTGGGAAGGCCGATCTGCGGCCATAGGGCGCGGCATGACGGGATGCCGTATATTCTGCGGCATTCTCGGATCATGGCGAGCTCGGCCGCCCATCTGAGGGTGCCGGAGGGGATGAGCGCCTCCTCGTCCGGGTCGGGCGCCTCATCGGCCAGCGTGTTGGGGGCGGAATAGGTGCCGGTGTCGCGGATTTGCGGCAGGATTTCGGCGGTCACCCACTTGCGGAAGCGATGGGCGGGGCTTCCGGGCGTGGTTGCGGCGCGGGAACGCAGGATGATCGTGTATAGACCGCTCTCGGAGACGATCAAAACCTCCTGTTTGCCGCCAAGGGTGTCGGTTGAAGCGACACCCTTTTCATCGTCATCAAGCTTTTCGACTGCGTCGCGCCAATTTTTGATTCCAAGAATGTGGCAAATGTCCATGGTGACGAACCACGGGCTGCCGTCGATCATGATGACGCGTACCAGATGATCGTCGAAAGCATAGCAATTGATCGAGGTCGCGTTCATTCGGCTTCGCCATGATAGAGGGGGGGGCCGCTCAAGTTCGTCGATGCGCTTGTTGGCTTCGGCCAGCATCGATGTGGCGATATTTAGAAGGCCCTCGAGCACGGCGCGGCGCTGCTGGGGATGTTCCGTCGAAAGATTAACGATGCCTGCCGCGGTGATGATCGCATCGGCGTCATTGATGTAGCATTGAATAAGTAAAAGGCTTGGACGTGCGGGGGCTGTGGCCATCAGGGCGCTCCTCGGGCTCCGGTTGTGAGCGCGGGAGGCAGGTTCTAAATGCCGCAAGCGCCCAGGGTTAGAACCACGGCCGAGGTCGTGTCCGCGCGTCTTTGGGCTTTCGCCTTGGACATGCACGCGTGGACCCTGGACTAAAGCGGAAATCCCATGCCTGTTAGGCCGGTGGGCACCGCCACGGACGGAGGTTCTAACTCCACCCGTGAGGCTGAACCGATTTGCGGCGTTCGTCAAGAGTCTCACTCCGCCGCGATCTGGTCGGCGAGGTTCGCGGCGTGGGCATCGCTCCATGTGTTAGAGCCGGGACCCTTGTAGCTGGGGGCGCGGAGCGGCTTGGGCAGCCAGGCGAGGGGGACAAGGCTCTTGAGGCACATCGCCACCAACTCGGCCTTCTTCTTCGAGGGTGTGACGCCGGCGATCGCCGCTTCGCCGAGTGCCTGGGCGAGGGCCTCCTTGGGCAGGCGGCGGAAGAATTCCTCGCCGGGCTGCCAGAGGGTGATATGTGGATCGAAGGCGTCGATCAATGGGCGGAGCTCCTCGTCGATGGCGCCCCCGCAACTGAACAGCGCGCCGAGGGCCAGGGCCTGAAGGCTGGCAAGCGTGGTGGCGTCCGAGGACTCGAGCCTGGCGAAGACGTCGCCGAGCTCGAGCAAGCCCTGCTTATCGCTGAAGGGCTTGCGGGCCGTGGCTAGGGCTTTCTGGAGGGGGCCGCCGGTGATGTGGCCCGGCTCGATCTCGAAGGGCGACGCATTCGTGCCGTCGCTGAGATGGAGAAGCGCGGCGCAGAGGGCGCGGGCGGCGAGCGCCGGCGTCTCGGCGATCTTGGCTTGCATCGCCTGCGTCATGGCGCTGGCCATCTCGACGGTGTTGGCCTGGCTGAAATCGGCCTCGGGCTCGTCGATGGGTCCCCGGGACAAGCCCGGGGATGACAAATTTTTAGTTTGCTTGGACTTCTTGGTGGCCTGCTCCTTCTTCGCGGCGGCGGGTCGCATTACGCCGAGGCGGATTTTGACTTCGTCACCACTGAAGTTGATCACCACCCCCGCCTTCTTCTTCTGGGCTTCAGTGAAGGTGCCGGCGATGAGCGCGTCGTGCTCCTCTTCAGCCGCGGTGAGGGCATCGGAGATCTGGCCGTCCTCGTCGTCGCCATCCAGAGCTTTGCGCAGTTTCTTGATCTCGGTGGCGAGTTCGATGCGGCGGGCCTTCTGCTCCTTCGTCAGATTGGGCTGGGCTTCGGGCTTGAGACCGGGCCAGCCGAAATATTTCGAGGAATAAGTTTCCGTGTCGACGATCACGAAGCTCCAGCCTTCGTCAGCCAGCCGCTTCTCCTCGGATTTTAGCTTAGCATCGAAGAGCTTGTTGAGCAGCTTGCCGTCGGCGAACCAGCGATCCAACGAGAACAGGTCCTCGTCGATGACGCCTCCCGCCGCCTGGTAGGCGTCGACCCCCACGAACTTTCCCTCGCGCGCGCCGAGCGGCACGCGCTTCTGAACCAGTTGCGAGCGGATGAACCGGGCGTTGTCGAGGTCTCCGCTCTTCATCACATCGTCGAAGAGCTTCCCCACCTGCTTGGCATCGGTGCCCAGGGTGAAGGCCTCGGCGATTTCGACGCCGATCCGGCCTTGGCGCAGCGCCGCGACAATCTTCTTCGGCAGGTTGGCGATGGCCAGGCGCTGCCAGACGCGCCTCACCGGCACGCCAAAGTGCGCGGCGATCTCCGTGGCGTCGGTTCCGGCCTCGACCAGGGTTGCGAAACTCACGGCCTCATCCGCCGCGTTGAGGGGCAGGCGGGTGACGGCGGTGGCGAGGGACAGCTCGAGCGCCTCGGCGTCGGAGAGCTCGCGGATCAGGGCCGGGATCGGGTGATCGGGCGGCAGGGCGCCCTCGGCTGCCAGTTCGGTCAGGGCCCGGTAACGTCTTCCGCCCTCGACGGGCTCGAAGAGACCGTCGGCGGCCTGGCGGAGCAGGAGCGGCTGGCCCAGGCCCTTGGCCTTGATCGTCGCCTTCAACTCGCCGATCTCGGTTTCGGTCGAGCCCCTGGCGTTGATCAGGGGGTTGTAGCGGAGCTGGGAGAGCGTGACGGTGGCAAGGCGCATGGGTTCAATCCTCGATGATAGTCTTCATGGTGACGGGCGGCGAAAAGGGCAGCAGCGCCGGGCGGGCCAGCGACGCCTCGAGCCGGTCGGCCGCGACGGCGTCGCGGCAGAGCTGGATGAGCTCCTGCATCAGGGCCTCGATCTTCTGGCGTTTTTCGGGGCGCATGGGGATCATGCTGGGGCTCCGCGGCTCTGGCGGGCCGGGAGGCCGCAGAGGATGGCGAGAGCATCGAATTTCTCAAGGAATTTTTGCTTGGCGATGGTCCAGTGCATTTCGCGCACTTCGAAGCTGGCCGGTTGAACGGCGATGGGGCAGGGCCCCTTCATGGCGAAGCGCCATTCGGTGGCGAAGGCGATCGCGTCGGCCAGGCGAACCATTTCCCAGTCGGCCGCGGTGATGCCGCAAATGGCGAGTTTGCCGAAAAGGGCGGTATTGACCAGGCCCTTGATGAAATCAATCCGATCGAATTCGGAAACCGGCGCCATGATCTTAATGGCCTGGGCGGCGGGCGTGATGATCTCGCCTAGGATATATTGATGGCCATCGTGCAGCAGTCCCAGCAAGCGCCGCGCTGCCGTCGCGCCCCTCTGGCCCAGAATGCGTTCGACGTGGAGCGAATGCTGGGCCACGGGAATGGGAAATTCCGAGGCGCCGGCGAAGCGATTGATGATCGACAGGTGATGGGCGATGTCGCCCATATCGATGGCCGCCGCATCGGGTTTGAGGAGATCGACGGCGGCGCCGGAATAGGTGCGGACGATCGTTGTCATGGGCTGGCCCTCGCCTCACGGCCTTCGGCATCGATCGTGGCCAGGCCGCGGGCGACCAGGGCCGCGACCGTCCGGTGGTTGTCGAGATCGCGGGGGTCCGAGGCGGGATCCAGCGAGGCCCAGCCGCCCATGACCTTCGTGAGGCCATGGGCCCGGAGCCGGTCCAGAGTCCGGCTGGATGGGGGGCGCAGGAATGGCGTCATTGGCTGTCGCGCTTGCCGCCGGGCAGCGCCTTGAGCGTGCGGTCGGCGCTCTCGCCCTCGATATGGACGGGCTGGCCCCGAAGCTCGGCGATCAAGGCGGCGAGCTCCATTTCCATGACCTTGAGCTCGGCCATGAACTGCGCTTGGTCCTCGTCGATCGCGGCCTTGAGGGCGTTGTCGCGCTCGATGCGGCCGCGCTCGGCCTTGTCGAGGAACGACATGAGGCCCTGGAGTTTGGCGGCCTGGGCGTCGTCGGCGGCTTCGGCGTCGGCCAGGGTTTTTCTGAGTCGCGAGGTTGATTGGCGCATGGGGGCATCCTTTCGGAAAAGGTCCCCCAGGGCCGTGAGGCTTCCGGGGGACAGGTTCATGGGGAGGAAGAATCGCAAGCGAAAAAGGAACGCGGTACGCAACACACGGGGCCGCCGGGCTCGGGCTGGGTGGCTGGGGAAGATCCGGCGGGAAGAGTGAGAGATTCGATCATGAAGGCCCGGCGCTCCAACGCTTCGGAGCGGCTACGGTTGCGGGCGAGGGCCTGGAGGAGGTGGGCTAGATCAGGCGTCATGGTCAAAGCCTCCGTCGAAATCGTCGTCGGGGCGTGAGCGCGAGAGGAGGGCGAGGCCGCCCAGCAGGAGGGCCAGAAGTGCGACGCCTATGAAGCCTGCAAGTGCTGCGAGGAGGGGGTGGGCGGCGAGGAGGGTGTCCATGTCAGTGGCCGATCACGAAGCCGCCGCGATCGCCGGGGCGGGCGCGGCCGTCGAAGCCTGCCGCTTCGGTCACGGCCGGGGGTTCGGGTTCGCTCCAATCTTCGGGGGCCACGTATCCGGACCGGTGGTAGCCCGGCTCCTCGGTGGGTTGTGCGCGGGGAACCATGTCATAGCCCAGCGCCGAGACGGCTTGGGCCAGGGCCGTGAGCCCCTGGTGGGCGAGGGCGTCGTTGCAGACGGCGCCATAATAGAAGGCCATGAAGTGCTGGCTGGCGCTGCGCAGATGGTCGCGGGCGGCGACGGCCTGGGCTTTGGTGATGGGCAGGAAGGGGACGCTCATGGCGCCCCTCCTTGCGGCGAATCGGCGCCCGCGGCAGGCTGGGCTTCATGACAAGACGTCAGCCACCGCGCCACCTCGATCCCGATCCCGAAATGATCCTTAAACACTTCCGCTGGGGCGTCGAATGGATGGTGCATGAATTCGCCACCGCCCTCGTTCGGAAAGACCCGAAGACCGCCGCCGATACGATTGGCGAAGTAGAAGCGGCGCTCCTGGCGCGCTTCCGGGCTCAGTTCATCGCCTACACGGCCCGGGACGATGCACCACAGAGCGAACGGGAAATAGAGCTCGCCTTCGGCGAACTGACAACCATAATCGCAAAAGTGGCCGACGGGCGGACTCGCGACACACGGGGACCGCAAGGGCGACGGCGTTAGGGAAGGCTTGCCAATGGCGCCCAGGGCTTCGGCTGGAACGGCGAGAGCGACGCTCATGATGGGGGTGACCCCCGCGGATCGATCCGGAATTTCGGGATGAAGATGCCATCCGGCCTCCCGGCCCCTTGGGCGATGAGGACCTTTCCGATCTTGCCGAGATGAGGCAGGCAAGCTTTGTGCACCTTGAGTGTCACGTAGCGCGCCGCGAAAAATCGCAGGAACAGGTTGTAGGGAAACTTGGCTTCCGACATGGGCGGCCCCCGGGGATGATTCGGGTGATACCGTGTCACATCAGTCGAAAGTTTGCAACTGTTGAGTTGCAAGTTTCACGTGAAACATTCTATACTGTCGCTCACGCGGGTCATTTGCAGTCCACAAAACCTCTTGCATCCATCGGACACAGGGCAAATAAATTCGGCCCATAGCCACTTCCCAAAATCTCGATGTATCTGCGCGATGGCAGGGGAATAATCTGCTCCATAACCTCTTTCTGCTGGTCGATCGGCACGCCGGCAAATAGAGCGGCGAATACGAGAAGGTCGTGGGGGTCGCCGGTGATCTGCTTATTATTGGCCCTGAAAAATTGAGCGAGATAGGAGTTAGAATCATGGAGCGCGCTCCATGTGTCTTGAATGTCGAACTGGATATCGATCACATCGAAGTTCGTGAGTCCGCCCGGAATAGTTTGAGCCGTGGATGGCGCGGTAACGGCACCAATGGTAAAAGCCAGCGCCAAGGCGAGCCCCAACCTCATTTTCACCACCTATCCGTCGGCTCCGGTTCCCCGGTCCTCCGCTCATTGGGCTGACGTTAAGGCCGATCTGCCGCTATGGCAATGGACGAAATCAGCCTTCGCGCTCCCGCCAGCTTTTGACAACCACGGCGGCGACCCGCACGCGTTCGCCGTCGACGAACAGCGGATCGGCGTCGTGGCCGGTGAAGGCGAAGTTGCGGCGGAAGCGGCGCAGATGAGTGGTGGCGCCGCCACGGGTCTCGACCTGAATCAGCACGTCATCGCCGTTTCGAGGTTCAAGGCCCATCTCGACCCGCAAAAAATCGCCGGGAAGATAGCCAGGCAGCCCATTGAAGACCTTACCAATGCGCCAATCATATTGGTTGGGGCCAAGGCCCGTATCTTCGCCGGGAGTCGGCGGCGGGAGCGGTGAAACTTCGGGCTCAGCCATGCCGCCACCGGCTCCCGCCGATTTGGAAAAGGCCTGAGCGATGGCCTCAATCGTCGGCCCGCTTAAAACGGTGGTGATCTCCGGATCGTTCATGAAGCGCGTGAGCGTTGAGCGCGACAGCTTGGTCACGCGGGCGATATCCGTGACGGTCAGCCCGTGATTCGCCGCCAGGATGCCGCGAATATAGGATTGCTGCTGGGCGCGAGCGCTATCGCGTAGGGTCCGGCGGCTCGTGTGCTGTGTGTCATGCGGCTTATCGGTTGCATTCATGCGACCGATTGTTTGCACCGGAAATCCAATTGCGGAATGTCGTAGTTGTACGCTTGACAGTTGACGGAAATCACTTCACTCAGTTGAAAGTATGCAACCGATACTCCAGATTGAAGAGATTGACAAACGAATTGCCCGGCTACGCCTGCCGCCCAAAGTATTGGCCAATATGGCCGGGGTGAATTTCGGGACCTACTACCGCGCCCGGCAGCAGCCGGGTTCGACACTTAGGCGCAATCTGCACCGCCTGACCGAGGCGGTTGTCAGCGAGGAGCTCGCCCTCCGCGACTATCTCCTGGCGCTGCATCCGGTCGGGCCCTCACCCGCCGCAACGCGGGACGTTCAGCCTTCCTCTCCCGCAGGGGAAGAGGCGAACGAAAAGCTGGAGGCGGCGGAATGAGCGAGGCACAGAAACCATCCCCGGCTGCGGATGATCCCGGCCACAAAGTCTTGATGGCGCGGCTAGAGGCGGAGCATCTCGCGAAACTTGAAGTGCGCCGCCAGCGCCTTTTCCAGCACCCTCTGGTTGGCGAACTCGGCGGAGAGGATTTCGCCACGCAGATCATTCTCTACGTTCTTCATGAGCTCGGCCATGCGCCGCTCATCGCCGAAGCGATTGAGAATCTCCGCCATCAGATGGACAGCGAGGACTTCAAGCGCCGCGAGACGCCCCAGCGCGTCTTCGATAGCCGCGGTGTTTGTCATGTCGTGCCTCCTCCCGGGTTGAAACCTGCTAAGGCTCAACCGATTCCCGATGACCGGCAAGGGGCGGCGTCATGAACGCCGTGAGCGACCCGCGCTGCACGCCTTGGTTCGATGCCCAATCCGGAAAGTGGAAATATCGTGCGAACCATTTCGGTGCGCATGGTTATTCGACACGGACCTGCGAGACCGAAGGCGAGGCTTGGGCCTTCATCCGGGAGTGTGCAACGCGGCGATGGGCCAAGCGCCAATCCTCCCCGTCCCACGCCCCAGTCTTTCCGGCGCGCCCATGACCTCGATCCATCCCAAGCTGGCACTGGTCACGCTGCGCTCCGATGGCGAAGAGGGGCTCGAGCTGGTGGTGAAGACGGTGGACGGCCAGGTCCACGACAAGCAGGTGGGCCCTGAATTGGCGGCCCGCTGGCTGGAACAGCTGTCGGGCTTCGTGGCGGAACGCCTGAGAGCCGGGGCGATCAAGGAATGAGGCCCAATTTTCCCATCTCCGTCGTCATCGCCTGCGGGGCATCGCTCGAGCCCCAGGGGTTCGGCCTCGTGCTCGATCTCAGAATCTGCGAGCTCCGGCGCTTCGGACTCAGGCGCCGCTTCGGAAAAACGACTTTCGCACTTCTCGTCACTTTTATCGTCAATTGGGGGCGCGCCCTGACCGTCCCCCAACTGGTTCCCATCATCTATGGCGACGATCCGGACGGTGGACCGCTCGACCCTCTGAATATTCTTCATGTGATGCTGTGGAGTCTTGAACGCCACCTGACGCCCTTCGGCCTCGGGCTGATCCGTTGGCGGGTCGGACACTACGAAATCGCCGACATGGCGGAACATTTGGAGGCGGCATGAGCGAGCGGCCCGAACCTGACTTCGACACCGCCATGACGGGGGGCTTTCGCGCGCGGGCTCCGAGCAGATCGAACGGGAGTGAAACAATGAGCGGGACGTCAACGGCACTTGCAATCCTCGATGGGGAGATCAAGCGGCGCGCCCACGAGCTCGACGGCCTCAAGCTGGCGCGTGAGCTGCTGGCCCGGGGGGGCGCTGCCGTGGCTGAGGCTCCGTTGCGGATCACCCACCAGAAAACGCGGGCCTACAAGAAGCCGAAACCCACGCGACGGACCGCCGCCGCGGCGGACGAGACCCAGACCTATGAGGTCAACGGCCAGAAGATCGCCTGCAGCGAGCAGCAGTTCGCCACCATGGAACTGCTCAACAGCCTGGCCGACGGCGAGTGGTGCAAAGGCTCAAATGTGCGGGCGATCTTCGATAACAGTAAAGACGCCACGCGGAAGGCGCTGCGCGGCCTCAACGAAAAGCTGGCCCCGGCCGCCGCGCTGATCGCGGTCAGGAAGGGTTATTTCGGAGGCTATCGCCTGGAGGCGGTGGAGTGATGGCGCCGTTAAAAGGGCCGCCTCCGGCAGCGTCGGCCCGAGGCCTATTTCGCGCCACCGGCAACACGGCTAAGCTGAAGCCTGTGCGGCTGCTCGATGGCAGTTATGCGAAAGTTGAAACCGTCGCCAGGGCCAAAGACGATTTTACGCCGACGCCACCGGACCCAACGCTGGCGCTTTGCCACTACGAGGCGGAGCGGCTCAAGCTTCACCCGGTTCTATGGGAACCGGCCTCAGGCGACGGCCGCATGGTTCGCGATCTCGAACGATGCGGTCATGGCGTCTTCGCTTCCGATCTCCGCGACCGCGGCTGCGGCGCGTTGATCAAGGATTTCTTCGCCTTCGACCGTGCGCCTGCTCGGGCGATCGTCACCAATCCGCCCTTCAACCGCTGCAATGCCAGGGACGGCGATTGCCAATGGATGTGGCATGCGCTTGAAACTCTTGCCGTCGATTACATGGCGCTTTTGCTCCCCTGGTCATGGCCCGGCGCCTTCGGCACCGCGGAATTGTGGGCAGCCCATCCCCCGGCCCGGGTCTATCTGATGCGCTGGAAGATCGACTTCACCGGCGGGGGGGCGCCGCCGACCTATAATGGCTGGTTCATTTGGGAGCGCGGCTTCATGGGCGATCCCAAGTTCTTGACGATGGACCGGCGCGACCAGCGCCAGGCGAGCCTATTCGAGCGCGAGGGTGCATGATCATCACCGAACAAGATATACGCGACAATCTCGACGGCTATTTCCGGGTGATCGTCCACCGGGCTCATGGCGTCGAGTTCCGCGACCGCCGGGTGCCTTGCGATTTTTCTCCCGACTATGCAGCGATCGGTGCGGCGACGGAAAAGGGGCAGATGGCCGGGGCGATGTCCGGCGGCCGTGGCCACCATAACGGCGGCACGGGGAAGAAAAAGATCGATTGCAGCCTGGCCCGCGCCATCCTGAAACTCCGCGATGACGGGGTGAGCCTGGACGAAATCCGCGCGCGTCTCGGGGTCAATCGCGGCGACATCGCCCGGGCCAGGCAAGCGGCCAGCGAGGGCCTTATATGAGCGAGACGCTGCGCGAACCGGCGGTGCGGATCAGGTCGGCGAGACACTATCGGGACTCGCTCAAAGCCGAACTTGCCTCGGTCGAAGCGAAGATCGCGGCGGCGGAGAATTTGCGCCGCGAGATTCTCGACGTGGAGGCACGGCGGGACATTGGGCGCATCCGCGCCGCGGCGGGTTGAAGCACGATGGAGAAGCAGTGCGTCATGCGAGGCTGCACGAGACTCGCCCTTTATGGCTTCGGGTCGCTGCGCCATGACACCATCAAGTTCGCTTGCCTTGACCATCGCGGCCTGATCTGGCCGGACGAGGCGAGGAGCGAAACGCCTCTCACCACCATTGCGCCGCCGCCACCCCGCCAGGGGAGCTTGCTGTGAGCCTGCTGCCGCAAAGTTTCATCGATGAGGCGAAGGCGCGGGTGCCCCTGTCGCAGCTTCTGTCGTTGGTATGGGATTCCCAGAAGTCGAACCCGAAGCGCGGCGACTATTGGGCCTGCTGTCCCTTTCACAGCGAGAAGTCGGCCTCCTTCCATGTCGATGACGGAAAGGGCTTCTATCACTGCTTCGGCTGCAAGGTCTCCGGCGATCATTTCAAATATCTCGAGGAGGCGAAGGGCCTCACTTTCTTCGAGGCGGCCCAGGAGCTGGCGAAACGGGCGGGGCTACAAATGCCCGCCGCCGATCCCCAAGCGCTCGCCAAGGAGGAACGACGGAAGAGTCTGCGCGAGGCGCTCGAGGTTGCCACCGAATGGTTCGCGAAAACCCTGTGGGATGACAAGGCTGGGATCATGGGCCGCGCCTACCTCGCCACCCGCAACGTTCCCGAAGACCAGGCCAGGGCTTTCGGCCTTGGCCTGGCGCCGGCCCAGGGCGGGTTGATTGCGATCCTCCGTGAACGGAAGATCGGTCATGAGCTCGCCCTCGAGGCGGGACTGACGGGCCGCAACGAGGCCGATGGCTTCACCTATGAACGCTTCCGCGGACGCCTGATGTTTCCGATCCGCGATCGGCTGGGGCGGCTCGTTGGCTTCGCCGGCCGCGATCTCGAGGACCATAAGGACCGGGCGAAGTACCTCAACTCGCCGGAGACGCCACTGTTCGACAAGGGCAGCATCTTGTGGAACGCCGACCGGGCCCGGGAGCTTGTCAAGATATCGGGCCGCGCCGTTCTGGCCGAGGGCTATTTCGATGTGATGGCGCTCGAGCGGGCCGGCTTTGCGGCGGTAGCACCCATGGGCACGGCCATATCGGACCTGCAGCTCGAGGGCCTGTGGCGGCTTTCTCCCGACGCCATCGTCTGTCTCGACGGCGACGACGCGGGCGAGAAAGCGGCGGCCCGTCTCGCCACACTCGCATTACCCCATGCCGCGCCGGGGCGGTCTTTACGCTTTGTGACGCTTGGCGAAGGAAAAGACCCCGATCAATGGATTAATTCCTATGGCGGCGAAGGGCTCTCTCAGCAGCTTAGGGGCGGCGTGCCGCTGAGCGAAATGGTCTGGCGGGGGCTTGTGGCGGAAGCCAAGGTCGACACGCCGGAAGGCCGCGCGGCACTCGCCACCGCCGTCGCCGAAGCATGCTCGGCGATCGCCGACGACGCGGCACGGGGGGCCTATGAGGGCGAGTTCGCCGGCAGGCTTCGCAGCCTCTGGAAAGAGCGGAAGGTCACGGCGGCGATCGTCAAGTTCGACCGGAAGAAAAAACGCGACAAGGCTACGAGCGAATTCTCCGACCACGGAGCAATCCTCGACAAGATGAACCGCGACTATGCGCTTGTCATGCTGGGCCAGAAGGCCGTGGTGATCGCCGATAATCCGGTCGACGCGGCGCATTCCATGGAGCGCTTCCGCATCTATTCGCTGGACGGCTTCTCGGCCTGGATGCGGCCACGGCGGGTGATGGAAGGCGGCAGGCTCCAGAATTATGCCGACTGGTGGCTCCAGCACAAGGAGCGGCGCCAGTTCCGCGGCGTCGAATTCTATCCCCTGGCGCCCGGCGAGGCGGCGAGGCCCAACAGCTATTACAATCTGTGGCGGGGCTATGACATCGATCCGTGTGCAGACGATAGCCTCGCCGCCCCCTGGCTCGATCATATCAGCGAGGTGGTGTGCGGCGGCAACGCCCACGTCGCCGAATGGGTGATCGCCTGGTTCGCCTCACTCATCCAGTTCCCCCGCGAGCGCTTCGGCACGTCGCTGGTGATGCGGGGGAAAGAGGGCGCGGGCAAGACGATCGCCGGCAACATCGTGGGCTCGCTCTTTCCCGCCTCCTATTTCCTGATCGACAGCGGGCGCTATCTGACGGGACAGTTCAACGCCCACATGGCGGCCTGCCTGCTGCTCCAGGCCGATGAGGGATTCTGGGCCGGCGACAAGGCGGCCGAGGGCCAGCTCAAGGGCCTGATCACTTCGTCGTTCAACATGATCGAAATGAAGGGTGTCGATCCCATCAGGCTTCCCAACTTCGTGCACCTGCTCATCTCGTCGAACGAGGACTGGGTGGTGCCAGTGGGGCCCGAGGCCCGGCGTTACTGTGTCGTCGACGTGGCGGCCCACCGGATCGGCGACCAGGCCTATTTCCGCGACTTGGTCGAACTCTACAAACGCCCCGAGGCCAAGGCAGCACTCCTCCATGCCCTGATGAACTGGAAGATCGACAGGGCGGCGCTCCGCCGGATCCCTGCGACCGACGCGCTGTTCGCCCAGAAGATCCGGAGCTTCGATCCGGCCCAGAGCTTCATCTTCGAGTTCCTGGCCCGCGGCGGCTTCACTGACGGCGGTTCCTGGCCCCAATGGGTGGCGAGGAGCGATTTCCATCAGGCTTATCTCAAGCGCTGCGAGCGCTATGGCGCGAGACATCCGCTCGGCGAGGCCTCCTTCGGCTCGGCGGTGGCGAGGCTGATGAAGGGCGTCATGCCGGCCCGGGTGCGCGAGGGGGACAAGCGGCGCCATGTGCATCGGCTTCCGGGCCTCGAGGTGGCGCGGCTCGATTTCGAGAACGTCGTCGGCCACAAGATCGACTGGGGCGAGGAAACCCCCGAATTTGAAGGGGAGGTCCATGCGGGCCTTGACTGACCCAGGCGGCGAAAACACGAAAAACCCATATGGGAAGGGCTTAGGTCCAGGCGGGCCAGGTGTCCCATGCAGGTTCCCGTGCGCGCGCGCGCGAGTGAGGGGCGGGCGCTGAGCGGGGCGGGCCGAGAGACTGAGGAATTTTCATGTCTCCCTAAGAGAAGGGCCTGGGACACCTGGACTGCCTGGACCTAACCAAGGAAATCAGGGGTCTTTTGAATTAAGGCAGCATGGACCGGAGTTGGACCGCATGGGACAAGGTAATAGAACAGGGGAAAAAGCCAAGGCTGACCTTAGAAGGCCGATCACCGCCTGGCGGGCCCTGGTCTGGGCCTATCGCGACGAATGTGTGCGGGCGGCGAGCAATGTCGAGGCCGATCGCTATGCTAGGACCGACGCCGCCTCGGTTCCGATGACCCGCGAGCGCGTGTCGGGCGGCCTGATCAATGGCTTCCTGGCGGCCCACGAAGATGCACTGCTGATCGATGCCAAGCTGATCGAATGGTTCGACAACGATTCGCGGCGCCTCATCAGGACCATCCGGGCCGCCGAAAGGGCCAAGCCCCCGCCGGGTGAGATCGTCGTACCCCTCGCCAGGCCCTATCCCATGTACAACCGCGACGGCTCGATCGCAACGGAGCTCAAGAAGAGCAACGGCAAGTGGCAGCCCTATCTATGCATCCTCGACTGGCAGGGCGAGCCGGCCCACGTGGTGGCCAAGCGGCTCGCAGAATACGCCGAGTTCCATGCCCTGTTCCTCGCCTTCCTCGACGCCATGACGGGCTTCCGGCTTTCCCTGTGGCGGGTCGAAGGGAGGGGCTTGACATAGTGACACGAATCATTGACAAGCGTTACCACTGTCGAAATCCGCCCGGACGCTTGATCGCGTGCCGGGCTCTTCCATTTCGGGAACACGCCATGTAATGGCCATTGCGCCTTCGACCTTCAGGCCACCCTGGCTGCCCGCCGTTCCCAAACGCGAATACGATCAGCACCGGGGCTCGGCGAGGGAAAGGGGTTATGACAGCCGATGGGAGAAGGCCCGCAAGGCCTATCTCGCCAAGCATCCGCTCTGCGTCTGCTGCCTGGCCAATGGCATTCCTCACGGAGCCGAGCTCGTCGATCATATCGAGCCCCACAAGGGCGACATGGCGAGGTTCTGGGACAGCGGCAATTGGCAGGGCCTCTGCCGCTGGTGCCACGAGAATATCAAGCGCGCCGTCGAAATGGCCTGGCTGAACGGCCAAGCGGAGCCCACGCTCCTCCGCCTCGACCGTCAAGTCTCCGGCTGGCTCCATCCGGCCCGGAGGTAGGGGGGGGCAAATCTCTGCAACCCCCATCCCCCGGAC